GCAAGCTGCAATTTTTCGGCACGATGTATTCGGCGCCGATCAGCATCACCTACAGCGGTGGCTACGTGCTGCCCGGCGAGGCGCCGCCCGCGCTGAAGCAGGCGTTGGCGGTGCTGGTGGGCGCGGCACGGCTGCTGGTGCTGCGGCAACTGACCAGCGGCATCCGCTCGATCTCGCATCGCGAAAGCCGGGTGCAGTTCTTCGACGTCAACGCCGCGATGGCCAAGCTCGGCGGCGGCGCCGGTCCGCTGGCGATGGCCGGACAGACCGTCGAGCAGATGCTGTACCACTACATGCGGCTGTACGTGTGATGGTGCACATCGAATTCGAAAGCTTGAGCAAGATCACCGACAAGTTCGAACGGCTGCAGCACCAGATGGATGAGCTGCACCGGAGCTGGCCGCGCGAACTCGACGCCTGGCAGCGCGAGGACATGCACCGCCGCTTTCCCCACGTCACGGTAAGCGAGGCGCCGCCGATCCTCAGCGCGAGCACCGAGGTGCATCCGGGCGGCCATCGTCAGCGCGGCATGAATGCCCGGCCGGCGTTCTACCGGGCGCGCCAGATCCAGCCGAAGATGCATCTGCCGAAGGGCGTCATGGGCCGTCGGCCAGCCGGCATCCGGCGGCCGATCGTGCGGCTCGAATTGCTGCGTAAGCTCTATGCCCGCATGACCCTGCTGGCGCACAAGGCAATCAAATGGCCATAAACCTCGATGCGCTGCTGCAGGCTACGATCTTCGATGTCTGGGCCATCCCGGTCACCTTCCTGCCCTTCGTTTCTCAACCCTTGGCCGGCGGCTTCGATGGTCGCGGCATCCTCAACACCTACGGCGCCAATGTCGGCGCCGAGGACGCCTCGATCTATTCCGACCAGCGCACCATTCTCGACATCCGCGAAAGTGACTTCGAAATCATGCCGGAACAGCGCGACCACGTCATCATCCCGTTCGATTGCAATGGCGCGCCGAAGGGCGAGTACGAGATCACCGATGCCGTCAGCGACGGCGGCGGGCAAACCTGCCTGACGATCCGCGCCATCAAGACGAGGCGCTGATGGGCGTCACCGAGCTGCAGAGCTACGGACTCGTGATCCGCGACGGGCTCTACGACATTCTGGCAGCCGAGCCGTTCTTCCACGACTACGTCAAGCGCAAGACCAAGACCCTACCCTTGCGCCCGGAAAATTTGCCCTCTCTCGGCATCTACGTCATCGACGAAACCATGCTGCCGGACGGTGATGGCAATACCGGCGACATCCGGTTCAGCCATACGCTACGACTCGGCTTCTCGGCGATGGTAGCCGAAAACGACGAGACGATCGCCGAGCAGACCATCGACGCCGCCTATTGGAAGATCATGAACCGGCTGTGGCGAGACGGACACCTGATGAACGTGCTGCTGTCGTCGCTGCCCGACAACGTCCAGATCGAAAGCCTGCCGCGCGGCTTTCGCCGTCACGTGTTCGGTGCCGTCAGCCTGAACAACGAAACTCCGGTCGCCGAACTGCAATATGAGGTTTCGACATTCTTCCGTTCGTCATGGGACCCGATCATCACCGATACGCTCGACGAGATCCAGGTCCGCACCGGCGTCAAGAGCGGCGACACGCCGGAACAGATGGCGCGGCGCAAGCAGACCGGGACGCAGATCATCTTCACCGCACAAGAGGAACAGAGGAGTGGCCGATATGGTCGACGTCGTTAACAAGATCGTGCGCGGTCAACGTCAGCAAGAGCGACTGGCGCAGCTGCAGGTCGGCCGGCCTAACCAGGCCGGCGTTCGCGTTCTGCCGGCAAGCGAGGAGCTGCGCAAGGCACTGAAGCACCCGAACGGGATGGGCTTTCGACCCGAAGGCAGCGTCGAATGGCCGAACGACCGCTTTACCAAGCGGCGGCTCGCCGAGGGCGCCATCACGCTGGAGGACCAGGCGGAAGCGCAACAGCAACCGCCGCAGCCAAAGGAACCGAAACCCGCCGCCTAGTCGCCGCAGTAGTTGCCGTGGCGATAATTTGGGTTGTTCTCGCCGGATACGCCGCCACGAGCCGCGATCGCATCGCGAATGCGTTGCTTGGTCTCTTCTGATTGGTGAGTGCCAAAGCGGTGATTGTTGGCGCCAGAACGGTCCGTGCCCTTTTGCTCAAAACCACGTTTCACATCTCTTGAAAGGCGCTCGCGCTCTTTTGGATTGGCATAGCGACGTAGTGCCGCCTGCCGCATTTTTTCTTTCTGCTCTGGAGATTTAGAGACGCCTTTCATGGCGTGACCGCCTAGTCCGCCTGGAAGTCGATTCCAGCCAACGCCGGCAACCGGACGCAACTCTTTCTCGAATGCCAAGCATTTTTTGACGGAGCCTTCGAATAGCAGGCGGCCTTCGAACTCCGCTGGCAGGAACGCCGCCGATTCGCAGCGATGACGCCATAGCCGACGCGGCCAACTCACGGTTACTCCGACATAGCCGTGTTGCCGAGGATCATCGCAGGTCGAGTCAAAGAGCCAGTAAACGACAGCTTTGGTTTGACGAGGCATTGTCCATCTCCATCCAATACTGAGTACATCAATGAAATGCCTTGCATTCTAACTCAGGAGAGCTAAAATGCCTATTAGTTTCTCGAATATCCCTGCAAACATCCGTGTGCCCCTGTATTGGGTTGAGATCGACCCATCGATGGCCGGCATCCCCACCATCAATCTGCGGGCGCTGGTGGTCGGCATCATGAGCAGCGCCGGCAAGGCGGTGAAGGACATTCCAATTCCGGTCGGCAGCCAAGCGATGGCCGATCAGTATTTCGGCCAGGGCAGCGAACTGTCGCGGATGTTCAAAGCCTTCTTCGCCAACAACTTTGCAAATGAGGTCTGGGCACTGCCGGTCGGCGAACCGGTCGGTGGCACCGCGGCCACCGGTCCCATCACCTTCACGTCGGTTGCGACGGCTGCGGGTACGCTGCATCTGTACATCGCAGGCGACCATGTCCCGGTCAACATCGCGACCACTGACACGCTGCCCAACATTGCCGCCGCGACCGCCGCCGCGATCAACGCCGACGATGCGCTGCCGGTCACTGCTACGGTGGTCGGCAACACGGTCAACATGACGGCGCTGTGGAAAGGGATCAGTGGCAACGACATCAACGTGATGCTGAATTATTACGGCACCATGGGCGGCGAGATCACGCCGGTCGGCCTCGGCATCACCTTGCCGGCCACCGGGTTCCTGACCGGCGGAGCCGGCGTGCCGGTCTTCACCAACGGCATCAACAATATGGGTGAGACCCCGTTCGAGTTCGTGGCAATGCCGTATACCGATTCCAATTCTCTGTTCGCATGGGATCAGGAATTCGGCTTCACCGATCAGGGTCGCTGGGGCTGGCAGCGCCAGCTGTTCGGCGAAATCTTCTCGGCCCGTCGCGATACCTATAGCAACTTCGTGACCTGGGGCAGCACGGTCAACAGCGCAGTCGAAAGCGTGATGGCGATCGAGCCGACCTCGCCATCACCGACGTTCGAATGGGCCGCCGCCTACTGCGCCAAGGCGCACCGCGCGCTAATTAACGACAGCGCGCGCCCGCTGCAGTCCTTGACGCTGAACCAGATCAAGGCGGCGCCATTCCACCAGCGCTTCGATTTCATCGAGTTGAACTCGCTGGCCTCGCACGGGCTCGCGATCCAGAAGATCGGCAGCGACAACCAGCCGATGATCGCGCGTGAGCAGACCACGTACCAACTCAACATCTATGGGGCGCCGGACGATGCCTATGAACTGGTGACGACGCTGTCGACGTTGTCGACGCTGCTGCGAAACCAGAAACAAATCATCACCTCGAAGTTCCCGCGCCACAAGCTCGCCGATGACGGCACTAAGTTCGGCCCAGGGCAGTCGATCGTAACGCCCGGCATCATCCGGGCCGAACTGATCGCGGACTATCAGCTCGATATGTACAACGGTCTCGTGGAAAATATTGGCGCATTCAAGCAGCACCTTATTGTGGAGCGGGACCCGAACGATCCGAACCGGGTCAACGTGCTGTATCCGCCTGACCTCATCAACCAGCTGCGCATCTTCGCGGTGCTCGCGCAATTCCGTCTGCAATACGACCGCGGCGTCGACACCGCGATAATCGGCGCGCCGCCGCCGCCATTCAATGCGGCCTCCGGTGCGGCTTGAACCGTCGCGAGCGGCATGACCTGCGGGTCATGATCGTGCTCGCCATCGTCGTGCTGACGCTGATCATCGTTCGCAATCTACTTCAAATGAATGGAGGTTTTAT